TCCCGGCACACAAGCGGTGCTTCAAAAAGCTGTCGCCAAGACTGCGCCGGGAACACAAACGGCCAAAGAAGCAGCACAAGAAGCCGAACGGATGGCAACTATCAAAGGCATTACGCCAGATTTGGATGCTGCCATTAAAGCCCGCCGTGCTGCGTCTAAGCCGTTCTACGAAGCCGCCGATACGACTATTGTTCCTATTGATGCCGATTTAACGGCAGTGTTGGAACGTATGCCAACAGGAACGCTCGGTAAAGCGGCGGAAATTGCCAAAATGGAGGGCCGTCCATTTGTCATGGGCAAAACCGCGCCAGCACAGATGGTAGAAACTGGCGTTTTAGACGCGGCTGGTAATCCAGTAATGAAAGAAGTACCCGCGCAGCAAGCCAAGATTACCGGCGAATCTTTGCATTACATCAAACGCGCATTGTCAGACATTGCATATGGCCCCGTTGCTGCTACCGGCGCGGGACGAGATGCTCAATTGGCGGCGCGGGGGCTGCTAGACGATTTTGTTACTACATTTGAGTCCAAAGTGCCTGCGTATGGGCAGGCGCGGCGCGTGTTCTCCGATATGTCTGCGCCGGTAAACCAAGCGCAAGTATTGAAGGAAATGGCGTCCGTGCTGGAAAAACCGGGCGGCGGCGAACGTATCGGGCCATTTCTGAACGTACTCGGACGCGGCGAAGAAGCCATGCTCAAACGAGCAGGCGGGCGTGGTGGGCCGCGCTTTGAAGCATTGACTGAAGTCCTGACGCCAGATCAGCTTGCCGCAGTCAAAGAAGTGGCTAAACAATTAGAAACTAAAACATCTATAGGTGTACAAGCCACCGAAGGGCAACAGCGCGCGGTGCAACTGATCAAAGATGAAGTACCTCATCTGCGTCTTCCTTCTGTGTTTAATATACTTGCCACATCAACCAATAAGGCGCTAGAAGTTCTAAACACAAAGTTGGGTAAACGGGTTGTCAATCAATTAGAAAAAGCAGCGCAATCCGCCAAATCTTTTGACGAACTATTGAATACACTTCCCGGCGCAGAACGGTCCAAAGTGCTTAAGGCAATCAGTGACCCCGATACATGGAAAAATGTGCGAACGTTGCCGGGTAAAGTTACAATGGGCGCTACCGCAGAAATGCCGTCCATGCCGGCTAACAATTTGGCACAAACTGAAAACCAAAACGCTCTAACGAGGCCATAATGGAGAGTACCGAAATTGACCCCATTCGCTATGGCGTCCTGTGGCAAAAAGTGCAGGACATGGACAAGAAGATGGATAAGGTAGAGCGTCAAATGGAAATGTTGATCAGCATGGCCGATCGATCCAAAGGCGTCATTTGGGTAGGCATGGGGATCTGGTCGGCAATTACTGCTGTTGCAGGCTTTCTTTTCGGTAAACACTAAGGGCTATTATGAAAACCGTTCTTGCTGTCGTTTGTATGCTATTCACTACCATTGCTTCTGCGCTGGATGTTAATGGACACTGGTGGACCCCTACTGAACCTGGCTGGGGTGTTGCGGTGCAACAGCAACGAGATACGATTTTTGTACAGCTATACACATATGATGCAAACGGCGCGCCTCTTTGGTATGTGGCAAGTTGTCAACTAAAAGATGGATTGTGCCCCGCAACCTTGTATAAAGCCACCGGCGGCGCAGCATTGCCTTTCTACACCAAACCAACATTGGATGCAGCAGGCGTTGCTACGTTTAATTTCACTTCCGATGTTGCAGGTATTTTTAGTTTCAAAATTGGCGACGGAATTGCGTGGCCGAAAGACGTTGTGAAAATGGTATTTTAATGAAGCTGTACGCTAACTGGCGCACGATCATCAAGAAGGCGTGGTCGATGCGCCTCATGGCGCTGGCGATCGTGCTGACCGTCGCCGAGGCGGTCTTGCCGCTGTTCGAGACGGCCATCTCGCGTGGCGTGTTCGCTGCGCTCACTGCCGTGACGATCGCCGGGGCCATGATCGCCCGCATCGTCGCGCAAGCGGATGTCTGATGGCGCTCACCAAGACCCAACGAATCGGCGGCGCAGTCGGCCTTGCCACGCTGCTTGCCATCCCGGCGGAAGGGTTGCGTCAGTACGCCTATAATGACCCAGCGGGCATCCTGACTGTTTGTTATGGACATACCGGCAGGGTCGAGCACCGCGAGTACACGCTAGATGAGTGCAAAGCGTTGCTGAATGGCGACATGAGGCAAGCAGTCACAATCGTTGAAGATTGCTGGCCCCGGCGTCTGCCCGTCAAAATGTTGGCTGCGTTAGGGGATGCTGTTTACAACCTCGGGCCTCACATTGTCTGCGATACCGACAACTCGACCTTGGCGCGAAAGATCCGCGATTGGGACTTCCACGGTGCTTGCCGGGAACTGCCGAAGTGGAACAAAGCCCGCATTGCAGGCGTCCTGACGCCGCTGCCAGGACTGACCAAGCGGCGGGAAAAGGAAATGGAACTTTGTCTCGAAGGAGCGAATGATGGACCGCATAGCAACTAAGGTATTCAACTGGTGTAACGAACACCAGAAGGCAACTGCCGTTATCCTGGCGCTAGCCTTGGGTCTGGTCGCAGGCGTCTGGGTCGCCCGGTGAACCATGTTAGGGCTGCCCTACTTCCTCGCGGCGGCAGCGTTGGTGGCAACGCTAACCTTTGGTATTGGTTGGCACTACGGCGGCAAGCTGGCGACGGCGCAGTACGCACAGGAACGTATCGCCCTGCTGGAACAGGAGGCGGCAAAGCAGCGCCAATTGCGCGAGGAAATGGCCGCGCTTGAAGCCAAGACAGCCAAGATCAAGGCCCAGCGCGTCACCCGCTGGAAGACGATCAATCAGGAGGTCGAGCGTGTCGTCAAGGAACCTGTCTATCTCGATTGCCGTCTTACTGCTGATGGGGTGCGCGTCTGGAACTCCGCTGCTGACCTGCGACTACAAGATCAGCCCGCAAAAGATGGAACGCTGCCCGCAGACGCTGCCCCAACTGCCCGAGGGGGCTACGTTGGGGGAGTTCTACAAGGCAGCACTGCGCGTCCTTGAACTGTACGGCGAATGTTCCGCCAGCAAGGATGAACTGATCGCTGCCGTGCAGGCCAAAGACCGCATCTGCGCTACGGCGCGGTAGCTTCCTTCAGGATCTCCAGCCGTTCCCGCGCCGCCCGCAGCGTGGTGTACCGCTGATGCAGACGTTCAAGAAATGAAACACGTTTGCACTCGGCGCGTTCTTTAGTTAGCAAGTCCAATACTTGCGCCTCGTTCATAAACGGTATTTCTTTATTCAGTTCGCGCCAGTTCAATTTTGTACTCCAATTTGTCAATTTTTGCGCCGATCTTCAACAACGCTTTTTCCGCGCGGTTATAGATTTTGGCCCATTGCCGTTGCTCTGCCTTAGCAGCTTTCAGTCGGGCTTTTAACAGTTTGCTGGTACGGGAGTCCATAGAGATCCTTGATAGCAGTAACAGGGTCGGAATCATGCGTGAAATGCCAAATGCAATCGTAAGCAATCGCGGCGGCAAACTGCCGCATTTCTTTCAACGTCATAACGGCAATCGGTAGTTGCTCTGTTGCCGCCGTGCGGATTACGGTGATTAGGTCTTCATCCGAAATCATTTAAGTTCCTCCAAAGCAATGTCGCTAATGGCACGTTTGTCGTGTAGCGCCGCCCAAATCCGTTCGTCTATCGTCTTGTTGGTCAGCAACACATAGCACCAGACATCATGCTTTTGTCCGCTGCGATGGATGCGCCCTAGCGTTTGCTCATACAGTTCCAACGACCACGGCAATGACAGGAACGCGATCCGACAACCGCCGTGCTGTAAGTTCAACCCATGCCCTGCCGACTTGGGGTGGATCAGCAATAGCTCGACTTTGCCATTGTTCCAATCTTCGATGACATTAGGCTCATCGATCCGCCGCGCGTAGGGGTAGCGCCGCTCCAATTCGGCCAATTCTTCAATAAAGTTGTAAACAATGATCATGTTGGCGCGCTGATTTTCTTCAATCAGATCGTCCAACAAATCGAACTTGTGCGTACCAAACCAGATAGGCGTTTTGGTAGTGTTGAACTTTCCCGGTCGATCAGGATCAGGCGTCGATTGCGTGTCGTAGACGAATCCTGATGCCATTTGTTGCAGCTTGCCCGTCACTACCGCCGCGTTAATAGCAATAGCTTGGGCATCGCCAAATTGCACAACGAAATCTTTCTTCATTGTGTTGTATGGCTTTGAGTCTGCCATATCGCAGCGCAATTCGACCGTATGCACAGGCGGCAGCGTGTCGGCGTAGTCGCCCGGTTCCAATAAGAACGTCGCCGGTTTGATCCGTGCCATGATTTGTTCCAGCGCGCCAACGCGCGGCATCCAGTCGCCAAACTCTCGATTGATACAGACGAAATACTGTTGCAAGAATGCACCCTTGCTGCGCCCAAGTAGCGACTGATCGACAATCTTGCATTGGCCGAAACAATCTTCCAATCCGTTGCTGGTAAAGCTGCCGGTAAGCCCCCATCGAATCTTCATGCGGTCAATGATCTTGTAAAGCGCCTTGAACCGTTTGCCGCTAGGGTCTTTTAGCCGCGTTAGTTCATCGAATACGATGGCATCAAAGTCCAGTTCTTGTTCACACAACCATTGCAGATTGTCGTAATTGATAACCACTACCCGCGCTTCGGATTCCAGCGCGGCGGCGCGTTCGCGCGGAGAGCCTACGGCAACGCGCAAGGATAGTTTAGGCGTCCATTTTTTCGCTTCGACCGGCCATACATCGGTGCAGACGCGGAGCGGAGCTAGTACCAAGAACCGCTCTGTAAGACCATAGTCGATAGCATCGCGCATGGCCGTCAGCGTCAAGGCTGTTTTTCCCGCGCCGACCGGCGCAAGAATCAACGCGCGGTCATGCTCATACAAGAAGTCCGCACCTTCCTCTTGATATTCACGCAGGTTCATACCCAAGAATCCTTGATCAATTGTCCGACTTGACGATACGGTTCAGGGCAAGCGGTACGGATGCCATTGTTAGGTGTTCCAGCCCATTGATCCAACCAAATAAACGGAATGACGGCAACGACTTGTTCATCTTCAATTGCTTTGCGATAGAACGGCGCCGGATTTTGCTTCCACGGCGCAGCCCCACCAGGAAACAACGTAATCTTTTGCGCGGGCGTAAGCACGTTTTTAAGCGTGGCGTATTGACCATTAGTAAAGATTGCTTCTTTTGCCGGGTAGTCATCAAAACCTACCCAATCGTAATCCGCTACGGCGCGGTAGTCCGACCAACCACAATATGTAACGCACAAAGGAACGTTTGTTAGTTCAGAATACATAGCCGCCACGGATCGAATGACGCTGTTTGCCGCTATCAGATCAGTAGGGCTAATGTTATTGTCTTTTAAGTCGGGTTCATCGATGGGATACAGCGCCAATACGTATTGCAGCACATTAGCCGCGCGCAGCTTATTGAACACGCTATGCAGTTGTTGCGCGGCGACTTCCGCGCCAACAAACGTGCGCGGGCTAGTATTAGTGAAAACCGCATAATCAATGACAAAGATCGTCGGCAACTGCATCTGTTGCATACGCGCAATGCCGCAATCAACGCCGCCCCAACAAGCCTCAAACCACATATTGACGTGATCCTTTACTTCATCCATTTGTGAATCCAACGCGCCAAAGTAGCCGTAATACAGCTTGTTTCGCCGGTTCACTGGCACCGCAGGCAATGACTGTTCTACAGGTGAAGTAGGCGGCAGAGGCGGCGCGGTATTACTGTTGCCACTATCGCAGCCCGATAGCAATAGCACACTTATTGCCAACAATAGTTTTTTCATTTCTCGCACTGTTCCCATTCGCGTTTACGTTCGAGTTCTATCAGCAGATCAATATAGTGCCGCGCTTTTTCTAGGTCAGCTATTCCGGCTTTTTTACGCCAACGACAAACGTATTTGATGACGTTGCCTTCAAAGTAGCCAATCCCATTGGCGTAAATGAATTCAACTGGCTGAATTGCCATGTCTTTGTAATGCGAACCACTTACCTGTTGCTCAAGTGAGCTACCCATTCGTCCACCATTTCCTTTGACCATAGACAGGTATATTGCTGCCCCATTTCTTCCATTTCTCGCGCAAATCGACGTTGCAATGGCGACAATCGACCTTTGGTCGTTTTCAATTCAACAAACCACACCGTAC